TTTATGGTAACCATTCAGGGGATATTCGCCAAACCATTCACCAATCAAACTACTGTATAAAAGAACAGTGGACAGGATCAGCCCAATCCTTTACCATCTCGATCACTGTCAATAATGACAGCAAACAAAAAGGGGAATGTCATGACCACTAACATTCAATTAATAGCAATTCACAAGACACAAGCAACAATCCACAGGGGATGCAATCGCGCATGGTTGTTGAACCATTCTGCAATGCTCAAGGCTGGTTTCGTTGCCAACGCAAGGTACGACATCAAATACACTGACAAGGGAGTTATTCTTACTCTCAACCCTCACGGTTCCAGAAAGGTATCTGCAACTGGCAGGGGAGCAACACTTGATCTAGTGAACAAGAAGATGAACGCATACGATTTCAGCAATGGGATTGTCTGGATAATCTCGCAAGGTCAAATCACTGTCACGGGGGCGTAAAATGCCATCTAATAAAAACTTTTTTCCAACGTTATCAGAAGCCCTCGATTCAGAGGGCTTGCTGGACACTTGGCAAGTTCACTACAGCCCTATCCAATACGGCGAAACCTTTAGTTATACGCACGATGACGGGACAAAATACGGTCACTATATATCCATCTATCGGGACAATAGGGGCTGTTATGAACGCCCTATCCACTACGCCAGAGGGTAATGCTAGAGCGTCTTACGGGCGCTCCGTGGATTATCTTTTAACCAAAAGAGGAAGCAAACCATGAAAAAGCAAGAAATAGTAAACAATCTGCAAGGCGTTTTTGAGGATGCAAACCATATCAGGCGGCGCTGCTTTCGCGCATTTATTGACGGTAGTTACACTGGTTATGAAGACTACAAGCGCAACTGCCAGCAAGTCCTTGAAGACTACAGCAACGACAAAAGACTTCGAGCGATGGCAATCAGTCAATGGTCGGCCTGTCTTGCTCAGGACTTCGATTGTTCAATATCTACAGCTTCACGAGCGACTATTGAAGCTTTGGGCGATGACTTAGAGGCCCTAAATATTGAACTAATAGATGAGCTGCGCGACTTGGTACGCGATCAGGAGGAGGTATAACATGGCAATACCAAAGGTTCCGGAAGGTATGAAGTTTATCGGATCATATCTCTACAGGGAGCACACGCACACTTATTACCGTGCCGGTACAAAGCTTAACGATCCGGTCGTCGTGTATATCGACGACGTGGAATGGAGTAGGTTTAACAGCGAGAGGGCAGCACGCACTGCTGCAATTAATTACATTAAACGGGAGGGATAAAGGGGACAAATGAACAGACAAACAAGAAAGACAAGACATAGATCCAAAACACGGCGGCAAGTTGCGGCAGTGTACTTAGTCGAAGGCATCGTGTACCTGCTGCCAGTTTTTGCGATCCTAACGATCATCTGCCTGGTTTCCCTGGCTGGGAACTGGGATGCGCAAGAGGCAGAGACTGCAGCGAGTCTCTGTCAAGAGATGCAAACAATCTACCAACAATCGGGCGGCCAATATGGCTGGCCTACATGTTAAAAGAGGGTTAAAAAATGAACTTTCAATTCAAAGGTGGTGCAAAACTTCAAGACGTTGTCAGAACTTGCATTCTTGGAGACTGTCGGCTGCCATATGGGCAGGGAAAAACCAAAGATAAAGGCATCTGGCTGGTGAAAGACGAAGGTGTCTACCTGATTCCAGCTAATCAGGAAAAAGCCAACCCATGTTATGCCGAGGGCTGGGGAGAAGACACTTACATAGGCGGCGATGACTTTGCAGAATTTATCCCATTGAGCAGAGAGCAGATCTCAAGAATCCTGATCAAAAATGGCAGTCTCGGCTTAACTTTAACTGATACTCAAATCACGGTGAAGGCATGAAAGTCCTCGTAGCTTGTGAATTCTCTGGCCGTGTTCGAGATGCATTCATTGCTAAAGGTCATGACGCTATCAGTTGTGACCTACTGCCAAGTGACGGGCCTCACATTCAGGGCGATGTTAGGGGACTGCTGCGGGAGCCTTGGGATCTTGTCATATGCCACCCGCCATGTACTCGACTTTGCAATTCTGGGGTCAGGTGGCTGCATGAGCGCAATCTATGGCAAGAGATGGAAGAAGCAGCCCAGTTCTTCCTGGAATGCCTGGAGGCTAACTCGCCAAAAGTCGCAGTCGAAAACCCTGTGATGCACAGGTACGCCAGAGAAATTATTGGGCGCGGCCCTGACTTCACGATTCAGCCTTGGAATTTCGGCGATCCTTTCAAGAAAAGGACGTGCTTCTGGACTCGTGGACTTGACCCACTAATGCCAACGTCTAACATGACTGCTGCGGAAGCTATTGCAGAAGTTCATTTAATGCCGCCGTCTGAGGACAGATGGAAGAAGCGGTCTATCACATATCAAGGCATCGCAAATGCTATGGCTGACCAATGGGGATCGAGCACAAGTACTTCGGCCCTATATGAAAAGGGGAACTGAATGAATGAATTAATCGACAGAATAGAACTTTTTGAAGATTCTAAAGAACTGGCACAAGCCCTGCGAATTATTTCTTCCAATGTTGAACCTGACGAAGCCTACTTTCTAAAGGAAAGCGCAGTGCAGATTGAAGAGATGTGGCAACTTCTCAGGGAGATCAGAAAAAAAGCGGTCAAAGTGGGGAAAGTGGGTAAAGCTAACAAAACGCACTGAAATTGATTTTATTTCTACCCTATAGGTAGGTATTACCATACCTGATAAAATTGATTCTAGGGCTTAAATTTGGCCTATTTTGTGCAAAAAAGGAGGTATATATGCGAGCGCAAAAACTATTGGATCGACTGGAATTTTACAGACCCACTGGAAAGTCTACCTTTCTTGGCATCTGCCCAGCACATAACGACAGATCGCCAAGCCTGAGAATCACACAGTGTGACGACTCACGAGTCTTGATACACTGTTACGCTGGCTGTGGAGCAAGTGATATCCTGGACTCCCTGGGCCTAAAATGGGGAGATCTGTTTCCAGATTCTGAAAATTACTCGCAGCACTGGTCTGTGAAGAAAAAAGAGCAAGAGACCATCGAGGAATGGGTCTTGAAATTGGCTGAAAGTGACTTAAAGTCTGGCAGGAGACTGTCTGAAAGACAAAAAGAGTTAGTAAAACAAGCCAAAATCAAGAAATTGTATTCTCCCTAAGTATTTATTAATAAAATTTGTTATACTGTTTTCGGAGCTAGGCTAGTCTGATCCACTAGCTGAAGGGGTTTCCCTCTTTTCCCCGCGCTCCATCCACTTCAAAGAGGCAAAAGGAGGCAGAATGATCTTTTATCCCTTTCACATTGGCGACTATCAGTCGCACACTGCACATCTCACGCCGGTTGAAGATATAACCTACAGGCGATTGCTTGATTTGTACTATCTGCACGAGGTTCCACTGGTCAATGACATCGACAAGCTGGCAAGGCTGACTCGACTTCAAGGACATGAGGCTGAGATCCAAAACATCCTAAATGAATTCTTTACCCTTAAAGAAGGCTGGGAAAACTTAAGAGCAAACAGGGAGATAGATAAATATCTTAATAAATCACATAAGGCTAGACAGTCTGCTCAGTCACGATGGAATAATGCGAACGCAATGCGAACGCAATGCGAAGGCAATGCTACCATTACCAAGACCAAGACCAAGACCAATATTATTAGCAGGCCTACTCGTGAGGAGGTGGAAAATTATGCAAGTCAAATAGACTTTCATGTTGATCCAGAAAGATTCATTGACTACTACGCAGTCAGAGGCTGGAAACTAAAGGATGGCAGTCCTCTCAAGGACTGGAAGGCTGCGCTCAGGACTTGGAAGAAGAATCAGAAAAAGAATAATACTGAGGAGCGCATCCTATGAAGATCCCAGACAAAATTGATCTCAGGGACTACATCAAGTTAGTGGGAGAGCTTGAGGCTCAAGAGATTCACTCAGCAGGCAAGTGGAGGGATGAGCTACTTGCCAAGGCTCTGGGAGACGAGGAAGTCACGGGTGATACTCTTCCCTGGGGAAAAGTGAAGGAATATTTCAGGCTCAGACCATCTGAGGTGACCGTCTGGGCTGGTATGAACGGACACAGGAAGTCGATGGCAACTGGCATGGTGGCTCTGGATCTTGCACATCAAGGGAAAAGAATCGCCATAGCATCACTTGAGATGAAACCAGCAGAGACTCTGTGGAGAATGTGTCTTCAGGCCAGTGGGATTGCTCATGGCAAGCCATCCAAGGGATTTGTCGATGACTTCACTGACTTTGCGGATGAACACATCCTGATTTATGACCAACTAGACTCGATAGCTACTGAAAAAGTCTTAGGATTTGTGAATTACGTTGGGTCTGAACTCAAGTGCAATCACATCTTCCTGGACTCTCTGGCTAAATGTGGGATAGGAGTTGAGAACCGTGAAGGTGAATCTGATTTCATTAATAATTTGGCTTGGTCTGCAAAACATCTAGGCACTCACATACACCTTGTCTCTCACGTAAGAAAACCTCACTCGGCTGGGGAAGAGTACGTGCCAAGTAAGTTTGATGTGAAGGGTAACTCTGCAATCGTGGATCTGGCTGACAATTTGATTGTCTGCTGGGCTGACAAGAGGCGGGAGAACTTGAAACATCTCCCAAGCCTAGACGATAAACAATTGGAATACATGAACAATACTTTTGACCAAAAGCTGATTGTCGCAAAGCAAAGGCATGGTGCCTGGGAAGGCACGATTGGCCTGTACTCGCATCATAGTTTGCAGTTCACAGCAAACAAAGGAAAGTCGATTGAATATGACTTGACTGTTAGAAACGACAGTGCTACTGTTTGCAATGACAACTAAAGAGGAGATTGTTATGAACGTGACAGAACAGATGCGTCAATTTTTTGGCGATCAAATCAACCAGGCAATATCAAAAGAGGTAATCATGATTAAACATCCTATCGAACGATGGATTGATAAAAACCATTTATATCTAAGAATCAAGGACTGGCCTGAGCCAACTTCAGAGCAGCTTAAAGAGCTAGTCAACTATCTTTTAAATCAAGATGAAGACTTCATTTATAACGCTTTATACATGTCAGGTGACGGTTCTGAGTTTGAGCAACTTGTCGTCAAGTTTTGGGAAGATCCAACCTTTGTTGACATGAAGGCTTTGAAGTCACACATCTCCACTGCTTTCCAAGACCACGCAGCATATCTTTTAGATCAGTCTTCAGATTATATCAGACAGGTCAACTCTGATTATTCGAGGGGATACCACGAGGCTGAATCAATCACACATCGAGTTTTGTCGCAGGAGGAGCTATGAAATCGTCAGAGTCACTAAAAGAATTTAACCCAGCCTTTATTAAGGCTCAGATAGACATGGAAACAGTTGCTAAATCATCAAGCAATCCTTTCTTCAAGTCTAAATACGCTGATATCAATTCAGTGATAGAGGCTATCAAGGAAGCTCTCAACAAGAATGGCTTGGCTTTCTCTCAACATCCAGTGTCTGGTGATAAGTCAGTTGGAGTATCCACCAGGATAATGCACGAGTCAGGTGAGTGGATTGAGGAGGAATTTGTCATGCCATTGATGAAGCCTGATCCTCAAGCCTCTGGCTCTACCATTACCTACGCGAGGCGTTATGCTCTTCAGGCCATGTGTGGCCTTCAGGCTGTCGATGATGACGCTGAGAGAGGGATGGTTCGATGAGAGTAATTGAATTTGAACAAGGAACCGAGGAATGGCTGAATGCCAGACTTGGGATACCAACAGCAAGCAATTTCTCAAAGATCTTAACGGCTAGTGGTAAAAGGTCTGCTCAACTTGAGGGGTATGTAAATCAATTAGTAAGTGAGAAGCTTACTTTAGAACCAGCTTTCAAGTTTACATCTGATGCTATTGAGAGAGGGGTTGAATTGGAACCCCACGCCAGACTGTCTTACATGCACGAGACGGGACGTAATG